AGGCAGTTTAAAACGGGACCGATGTACATCATCGGAGAAAATAAGCATTATGCGTTCACCCGAGAGGAACGTATAACGTATCGGGATGAGTATGCTTTGAGCGTACTTCAAACCATAGACCCAGATTGCTTGAATACATATCTTAAAGATTATTCAAGGAGTTACTATACGCAAGACTTCCACCTGAAGTCAGTGCTTGGGTACAACACGTCCGAACCACAACAAGAAGTTTGGGACATGCGCATTGTGAGCCAGATCAAGAATGAGATGGTTGAGAATATGCAGAAAGCTGGCATTGAGGCAATTTCCCTTAATCCAAGAACAGATTTGGATAAAGTGAATTATGTCAGTTCATCCTCAGCTGGGTACGGATATCAAGGTAAGAAGGGAGAATTCAAAGACAAGGATTCGAAGAATAACCATTGGAAAGCAATAACACGAGCTAAGAAGATGGCCCTTAATTATCATGACGCACAAGATAAGGGAGAGTGTATCAACAACGCGATCATGAATAGCACACCCTACATTGGTTACACGAGAACACAATTAACTAACTTGACAGAGAAGTTGAAAGTTCGAAATGTTTGGGGATCGCCATTCCATCATATAATACTTGAAGGATTAGCGGCACAACCGATGATTGAGCAGTTCGTCAATAAGAACAGTTTTATTCACATTGGAGGAGACCCTCTAGTAACTGTTGCAGAACGAATTTCTCAACTGAATGACAAGTACACTTGGTTGTACACGTACGATTGGAGTCAATTTGACGCTACATGTAGTAGATTCGAGATTAGACTAGCATTTGATGTTATCAAGAAGGTAACTACCTTTCCAAACGAGGAGAGTGAGAATGTGTTCGATTTGATGCGGGAGTTGTTCATTTACAAGAAAGTTGTAGGACCAGATGGCAATATTTACAGTTGTAATAAAGGAGTACCATCAGGTAGTTTCTGGACTAACCTAGTTGATAGCATTATTAACTACTTTAGAATTCAGTACCTATGGCGAATCATAACCGGTAAGAGTATGGAGAGTTTAGACACCCATGGAGACGATGGAGTCGGAGGATCTAATACTTATGTTTCTACAGAGCAGTTATCTGAAGAAGCGCAGAAGTACGGCTGGAAGTTAAATCCAGACAAATCAATTGTCACCAGAGACATGTCAATCATTGAATTCTTAGGAAGAAATTCACATGGAGGATGGAGTAGAAGGTCAGTTGACAAGTGCTTAAGGTTACTCGTATTTACGGAGTATCCTGTTCAGGCCGGAAGTATCTCTAGTTTCAGAGCAGAATCAATTTATAATGATGTTGGTAGGATGTCAGATAGATTAAAATTAATCAGTAGTACACTGAAAAGAAACTATGGAGTTGCATCAGAGGAAGAGGTTCCGAAGCACTTCAAGAAACCTAGATATACTTAATGTAAATTAAATAGAGTGTTGGTAT